GTAGCGTTGCAACTGTGACAACGGAGGTAGCAAACTAGGTAAAAGTTCCTGCCAGTATTTGTTGAACTCGGGTTCTTCACCTCGCCACAACCTAGTGATGTTCTGTAACGCTTGCGCTGGACGATCGGTGATACCGACAGGATCTTCAACAGGTCGTGTCAGGTCGCTACCAAACATGGCAGACTCACCCATGCCAAGTTCGGCACCTGCACGAATCAGAGGGTTCGATTGGGCAACAATCCTAGACAGACCGCCGCCACCTAACTGGTTGATTTGTTCCTGCAAACCAACCATCGGTAGGTCTGGCATCAGCACCTTGTCTGCCCCTAGCATGATCGGGTTGCGGTTCGACATCCATTCTGGAAGAATGGTGTCGTAGTCTCCGCCGCCATCAACAACACGTTCATAGGCGCGGTACATTGCTGGCCGTGTAATCATGTTCACCATCTGCAACTGGACGTTGCGGCTAGCAAAAGTCCAGAACGGAATGATCTGCTTCATCGTCCTGTCGAACCCGCTAAGGTCAGAGTAGTCGAAATGGTAGCGTCGGATACGTGCCGCATTAGCGTTCATGTCCCAACCTTTTTGCACAGCATCTAGAGCCATACCCATACGTGCCGCAATCTCAACTGTTTCGTTGACACGTTGCTGTCCACGTGTGAGCGCATTGTTGTAAGTCCAATCCCAGTTTCGTTTAGCCTTGCCGCCAACCACAGGTTGCGGCTTGATGCGCTTAATCAAAGGCAACACTTCGTCGATGGCTTGACCGCCACCAGAAATCAGCACCGCTTCATACGCTTGCTCCAGATCGTCACGCATCTGCTTGCCGTACTTGCGTTCAGCCCAATCCAAAGCGTACGTTAAACCACCCTTCTCGGTGTTGCTAGTTCTGATCCTTGCCAGTTTGCCAGCGAACTCAATGCCAATCTGAGTGTTCTTAAAACCTACGTCTGCCACAGCGTTGTTGAACGCCGCAGTCATAGCGTTACGCACCGTAAATCCTGGGGTTGCGATAGCCCACGCCTTAAAGAACCTAGTGTAAGCACGATAGTATTTCAAAGCATCCTTCCAGCCGTCAGGATCTACCACCTTGCGGATACCAGACATCCATTCGTCCATGATTTCTTTAGGAACCTGAACACCTAAACCTTGCAGTTCAGACCATCCGTCAAGAATATCTTTCTCCATCTTCTGTAGATGGGAGGCAGACAACTGGGCAAAAATCCCTTCGTTCATTGTTATCTCACCATCAAGGAACGCTAGGTCTGCCTCCATGCCATGCAACTGTTTGAACACCCTGTCGTACGCCGCACGCTGACGGTTATCCAAAATACTAGGATCGTTAATCTGCTGTGTGATGCTTTCAACCTGATCGAACCAGTCTTTTGTGGCCTGCTCGCTAGTACCCTTAGTCGGCTGACTCTTCAACAGATCATCTAGACGTTTAATCTTGTCGTCATACTCTGCACCAACAGTCGTGACCCAAGTGTTCTGATCTGCGGACAACGCATTAGCGGTGTCCATATCGGTAGCAATACTGGTCACCTGCTTCTCCGTGTCATCAATATATTTGACCAGAGGATCATTCTCCACAGCGGCATCGAACTTGCGTTTCTCTGCCGCAACCTTCTTGTTCAAAACAGAACGTTCTTTGTATTGCGCCTTCAACTCTGGAGTGGTCTCAGAAGCCTCTAGATTGCGTTGTACGCCCCGTTCAGACCTAGTAAGCCCCGACCTAGCACCCCCAACGTCACGGCCAACCTGAGCGATCGCCTCTTCAGCGGCCATAATATCCGTATCAGCCACATCCATACGGGTCTGAACCCGCTGACGCTGGTTCAAAAGATTCTCAAACTCCTGCATCACCTGCGCTTCACGAACAAAAGGATCAGCAGGCTCAATGCCGCTCTCAGGAACAACAGCACTCCACTTAGAAGAACCCATCTCAATGCCAGCGAACACATCGTCAGTGGTGCCCCTGAAAAGATTCTGTGCTTCCGTGCTAGAAACCAGCAACTTGTTACCCATGCCGTAATCTACGTCAGGCAGAACAACAGTGACACGGGCACCCTCAGGGTTGGCGGCCTGCGCCGCCGCCCTGATAGAGTCATCAACAATGGCGTAAGCATCCTCAGGATCAAACGGTTCCAACGACCTAGCGGACAGAACCGTGTTGATCTGATCCGCCAACTCATTCAAGTAAACCTCTACCACTTCAGGGCTTGTCTCAGCAGAACGCCCCCAACCTTCGATCGTAGCAATCAAACCATGCAAATCTTCAGGCACCCTAGGGTCAACGTCCGTTCCTAGCGGGGAACGCAACAGACGTGAAGTTTCCCGCACAATGTATTCACCCAGCGCATCATCACCAGTAGCGGCCACAACATTGTCAGCAATACTGGAAGGCAAACCAACAATGATTTCCTGCACATCCTCCAGACGCAACCCTAGATCGTAGGTTTGCTGAATGTCTGGAGCAGGCAACGCCACAGGGTCAGGGATCTCATCAAAAGTATCGTAAAAGAACACCGTGTCGTTAGCAGGCTGACTTTCCAAATGCGCCTTAGACGTATACATCATCCCATCAGGGAACACCTCAGGGTCATAGTCAATGTCAACCATTTCCCGCAACAAATACTTTGTTTCATTCGTCGCAACAAGCGACTCCTCAACCACAGCCATCTCCGCCTCAGCAGTAGTTCGACGTGTGGACGCTCCAGCCTTCTTACCTTCAGCCTTAGCCTGTTTAGTTTCCAACGACTTCAATCGTTGCTCAAAACGTTTACGTTTTGCGCCAACAATCTCATCAGCCAACACCTTCATGTCAGTCGGACGCTTAGCCCTGCTGGGGAACATTTGAACATGCTGTTCAACCAACGCCTGACGTGCCGCTTCACGCTTCGCAGTACCATTATCAATAGATTTCTTCAACGCTTCTAGTCGCATCTCTAACGGAGCGATAGCAGTCTCATACTCCAACTTGGAAGCGTCAGCATTCTTCGCCAACTGCTTCTTGGTTGTGTCAATATGCTTCTTCAAGGCATCCAAGTCTTTAGTCATCTGAGCAATAGACTGCTCAGTGTCCTCCAACATTGCAGTCCCATCAGACACAGCCTTAGCCAAACGATTCTTAGTTCCCTGCATTTCCTTGGCTAAAGTTCTTTGATTACCCTTAACAGTGGTACGTGCAGAGTCCTGAATCATGCGAACAAGTTTGTTACGTTGACTGTTCAAACTCTTCAACGTAGATTGCACACTGTTCATAGCCTGCTTGTTGTTCACATACTTAGGTAGAACAACACGGATCACATCGTCACCATGCTCAAACAACTTGTCCATATATCTGATACGACGAAAGTTCCTAGCCGCAGAATCAATGTAACTAGACAACACAGTTGAAGCACTCGTGTTGAACCAATCGTAATCCACGTCAGCCTGCTCACGGAACACACGGTTGATTTCCTCAATCGTGCCTTCCTTCAGTTCAACACCAAAAAACTTTTCTTTCTTAACAAGTTTACGTGCACGCAAAGCACCCACGCCACGCTTCATGTCAGCAACAGACTCCTCAAACATTTCGTTAAACATCGACTTGAACGGGCTGTCATCACCATTCTTCTTCAACCAGTCAGCCGCATCAGGAGTAATCGTGTGAGAAAAATAGTTCTCAATATCGTTGATGTTGTTAACAAACTCTGGAGTTAAACCATACTCCTTGGTGATCCGATCCATCGCATCGTTATACATTTGACGGATCTCACCAAACGCCAACTGTGTTTCCTCAGCCAACGCCCTAGCCGTAGGATCAAAAATGTTTGCAACAGTACCGCCCTCAATCGCTAAATGTAAAGCATCATCAAACTCTGACCTAGACAGACGGCTAATCAAATCGTAGTAACGTGAACCAATCAACTGTTGCATCTTGCCGTACTCCGCTTTAGCGGCAAGACTCGCATTGTAGTGTGCAATCATCGACTTGGCTTCGCCGCTAGTTGCCTTGTTGCTGGCAAGCGAACGCAAACTACGCAAACTCTTAGTGGTAAAGAACTCGTTAATCTTGTCGTTCTGCCTCAGCAGACGACTACCACCATACCTAGCGTAAGATGCTCCACGACCAATCGAGTTAGACAAGAAACCTGTGCCACGGATTGTGGAACGCTGACCAAAGTTCAAAGAGATACCAGCATGTTCAATGATGCCAGCGTTCGCCAACAGGCGACGTTGCGCCTTGTCCAAACCGAACTCTCCCAAACGATAAATCTTGCCATAATCTAGTGCCTTAATAGCACCTTGCCGAACTGCGTTCTCTAGGACTTGAACCGCATCTTTCTGCAGTAGACGTGACGCAAGAGCGGCACGTCCAGCCTGACCCATCCACTTGCCTGCACCAAACGACACGTAACTTAAAGGATCAACAGCGGACTGTGCGGCAAGTTCAATGCTGGCATCTAGCGTCCACAACCCTGCGCGTGAAAGCCAACCCAACACAGGGATATCTGGGGTGTCAACCTTGTCACGAATGTTAGGCACAGTCACATGGAACGTTGGGTCACCGTACAGTTCGCCCCAACTAGGCATGTACCCTTGTTTAATTTTGTCTTGCAAGTCAGGATTTTCAACTGCAACAAACTTGCTGGCAATAGTGGCAGGCTGGCTAGATACTGCTCGTGCAACATCCAAAGGATTCTTAGATTCACCCAGTTGACCACTAGAAATAGCCCTAGATAACTGTTCAACCGCACCAATTCCAGTTACAATTCCAGACGAAGCCGCTCTTGAACCTGCTGACATTCCTTCCAAACCCCAAGTCAAAGGTTTCAAATACCACGGAGCATCTTTGCGTTGCTCAGCCAAACCGTAAACGTTGCTGATTGTTTCTCCCCATTTGTCTGGATCAACTTCGTTGCGTTCCAGCAACGCATCGAACACAGCCAACTCTATAGGGGAACGGTTCTGTACGTTCTCTTGCGTCGGAAGAACATTACCAGTATTTACTGGGGTGGGGGTTTGCCCTTGCCCCGATTTCAAATAATCTTCTAATGTCCAGTCGCTATTATCAGAAGAGAACGGGCTACGAATTACTGCCATTATTTTATGCTCCGCCTACAGCAAAGTTCAACATAGATTGCAAACTAGCATTGTAAGGTGTCGCACCCATTGAAGCAAAAAAGTTTGCCATTTCCTCACTATCTCTTTTCCTATTAGACTCTTCTCTGCGTAACTTTTTGTTGATGTGTTCTTGCTGTAAACGCCTTGCCATCGTCGCCGCCGATTCAGTCCCAGTAAAAGCAGGGTTCAAAGGAGCAGGTTGTTCTTCGGGCAGGAAGCGTTCCAACTCTCCACGCATATCTTCCAAAGTGCGTGACGATTCGTACATGGGGGTGAAACGTTCTGACGGGCTAGGCATGTACGCCATGTTAGGAACACCAGCCTCATCATAGTATTGACGCATCGCTTCCTGCTGGCTAAACGGCTCCCAACTATGAGTCCACTGCCCAGTATCAGTATCGTACTGGGAACCTAACGTTTCCAGCAACGGAACAGCCGCAGTAAACTTCGCGGTATAATCTGATTCAGCCTTGCGGAAATCTTCACCCGTTTTTTTCACACCCTCAAAATAATTGTTAACCAAAGCCATATCATATCTATCTGATATGCCTTCATCGTTAACAACTGCGGACATCTGCGCACTTGCCTCCAGCGGATCTAAAGTACCGTTCTCAACCAAAGTGGCAAGACTACTAAATTTGGCTTCAGCATTATCGTTTTGAAAAGCCCCTAAGATGTCCATTCCCTGATCGATTAAACCACCAAAATATTGTTCATAAACAGGTGCCTGCGGAATATCACCAACAATCTGGGCACGCTTGTAATTCTCTTCAGCCTCATACAAACGTCGCTGACGCTCAACCTCTTCCAACATGGCCTGCTCAATAGCGGCAGGATTAATACCGCCAGTAACAGCACCCAAACCCGTGTCATCCAACAAAGGAGCAATGTCGGTACGACCGACACCAGCCTGAAGTGGTGTCTGCAACATCGGGTTCATCATTGATTGCCCGCCAGAAAGCAGATACAACAGTAATGCTTGCTCATCCATCAGACTGCTACTCCTGACTGCGCCGCCATCAAGCGGGCTTCCAACAACATGTTAGCCAAATTGTTTTGCTGTGCCTGCTCTGCGGCACGCAAACGTTCAACCTCAGCGGCCAACGCCTCAGCATACTGACGGCGTTGCGCCTGCTCATTGGTAGCCAAACCGCTAGAAGCCTCCTGAAGAATGGTTTCAACAGCCGCCTGCTGAGCCATACGGTTCGCCTCATCCACAGCGGCTAGACGCTGAGTGTAAGCCTGCGTGCTAGCCAACGATTGATTCAACATCTGTTGTTCCATAGCGCGCACAGCATCTACATCTCTTGTGGACGCTCCAATGTTTTGCAGATATCCTGTTGCGGTGCCAGCCCCAAGGTTGGCAGGCGTAACATTAGAAACAGTGGTAGGCATCAAACCTAGAAGAGCCTGTCTTGCTTGCTGTGCCGCCGCCTGCTGTTTCGCAGTAGCGGCGGCAACATCAGCAGTCAAAGTGTCACCGTAACCGCCGTAGCGTGCTTGTGCTTCTTCAATCAGTTTCCCATAGTCAAGACCAGATCCCTGTATCCCAGCAATATAATCACGCAACGCTGTTGCATATTCAGCATTGACACTGCTACCACCAGTACCAGTGTCAGGTACAGTCTGGTCAGTGTTTAAACTAGCAAGATATTTGTTGTAGGCTGTAGCCCGCCATTGATCTCTTTGCTCTGGAGTCATAGAGTTCCAAATATTTTTGTCAATGTACCCCATTTGTCGCCCGACTTCTTTTCCAAACCACGTTTCAAAAGGATAGACAGGTTCAACCCTATTCATCGTCGTCCCAACTGAACCTCGGTCTGCATCAGCGTAAGAACTATCAACAGCAGGAACATTAGATGTATCCGTAGACGTAGGCGTAGGCGTAATATTGGGCATCGTCCAACTAGGCAAACCCTCAGTGTAATCTATTGTTTGTCTGACGGGTTGAGCGGGCGCAGTGTAACCACCAACATCAGGCATGTTCCAAGTAGGAATCAAATTTTGTCCAGTAGCATAATCCACAGTGTCGTTGGGGTTCCAACTTCCATCGTTGATAACAACACTAGGTTTTCTAGCGTTCCTAGATAGAGGACTACTGAATTGACTGTATTGAATAGCCATAATAACTCCTAGATAAGTGGGGCGGCATTCTTTAATGCCGCCGCATCCGCCGCAATCTGCTTCAACTTGACCTGCTCTAACCTAGCAATCTCGTCATTCAAAGCCTGATCGTAACCTGCTTGCTCTACGTCATACAAAGCCTGCTGTTCAGACATATTACGTAAAACTTCTGCACGATCACGTTCCTGCTGTAAAGCAAAATCTGTCATCGACTTCTTAAACAAACCAGACCTACCTAATCCACGACCAGTGAACTGTGTGATCTGTTGCGGAGCGGCCTGCTTGTATTGTCTTGCCAGATTCTCGTAGTTGCGTGTTGTTTGACGACTTAAGTTTTCACGCTGACGGTCTAAATCAGCGATGCCCAATTTCCACGCACCTTCAGCACGCTTACGACCCAGATTAAAGTCTGTCTCTGCAAAAGAAATATCTGCCATTACTATACCCTATCTCGTTCTACTACGGGAGACATAACATGAAAAACCCAACAGGCGTACTAATCCTATCGTTACCACTAGTTGACGTAAGAAAATGTATTGTCACATTATCCTTATCCCAAGAATCAATATGGAAACCACCCTGACTGTGGGTCGGTATACCCTCAAAATGTTCAGTAATCAGAATACAACTAGGAGTAAACGGTGCGCCATGCGCCACCGTAAACTCCCCAGCACCATCAGTCATACCATGAAACTCGCCCCAAACACCCACGGTCTGATTAAAAAACTCAGTCAATGACAAAGCAGTATCAGTCATCGCCCTAGAGTTCTGATCCGTGTAACTAGGAAGAACAGGAGACATCCACTTACGCCCAGCCTTATCCATCACACACGCACCTTGCGGAACGAATAGCGGAACACAACACCATTCACACCCCACTTAGCACCAGACGACCCGAACCTGATCTGCACAGCACGAGCCGAACCCAACGCTTCGCCACGCACCGTGTCAGACCCATAGTTCTCAGTCCAACTTTCAATATCGTCAGGAGTACCCGACGCATCGGAAACAAAATCGACATCAAACTGTCTATCAAAATTGAATGTGTTCCAATCATGGAACACATCCACATTCAACTGGTATTCGTCAGCAACCCTAGACACAATGAACTCTGGCGAACGCCAAAACTTACGGGCTTGTGGTTGCCCCAGATCCTGCCAACCCATCGTATAGTAGCCATCAAACACCGTGTCAGTATCATCAACGCAATCAGTAGCCAAAGCAGGATCAAACTTTAAAACCTTAGGATAATATGGATGAATATACACACCGTTTGTGATCCCGTCAGGGAACACAAAATCGACACCACCAACCATTGCATGGCCGTCAGCCGTGCGATAACGCGACCAAGCCCCACCCTTACCAACACTAGGATCAAACACAAAACTGGCTGTCGCTACAGGCGGACGAATATATCCGTCATACTTAACTTCTTCATCATCATAGATGCCACCAGCGATCTGTGTGCCATCATAGTTCTGGAAATCGTCAGGGCTAACACCAACAGGTAAACTTACAAACACTTTACGTTTCATCCAGTCAACATGCACAGCATCCAAAGCGTTCTTGTTGATCTCACCAGACTGGATCAAAGGACGCAACTGTTGAAACACGTCAACAATAGATGAACCATCGTAACGGAACACCCCGTCAGGCCAAGAAAAGAAATACACAGCCTGTTCGCTAACCGCAACAGTCTGCGACGAATACGTGCCCAACTCCTGTGTTAAAGGAACCAACTGGAAAGTGCTCGCATTGTAACCATGAATAGCAAACACAGCACGATCCTTAAACACAAGTATATGGTTCGAGAACGGAACCAGCGCACGGATACCTTGACCCCCGCCAACAACGTCAATGTAATCGTTCTCACGCCACGACTCAGGGAACAACGGATGCGACCAGCGCACCCTGTCAGGATAAGATGTACCGTTCTCGTCTGTGGCCGCAACCCAGATACGATCAACATGGCTAGCGACATGATCTGCAGTTGGCATAAAGCCAGTTGTCGGAGACAACAAGTCATCCTGCCAAGCACCAGAACCGCTAGGAGTCAACGCAGTAGCAACATTGCCATCCCACCTGTGCGAAGCGGTGCCCTCACCGCAAGCAATATACAACTCAGGCTGGCTACCAATCCACTCCGCAAACTCCGCACCATACTCGTTAGTAGTCGCAACATCAACAGAAGAACCATTCTGAATCACATCAAAAGTATTTGAAGTAGCATAAAAGATTTTATCGTTAGCAGTAACAATCAACTGCGGGCTAACAACCCGCCAATGAAACAACTTGTGAGGAGCAAAGTTGGCGGCAGAAATGCCGCCAATATCTACACTGTTGACACATGAAGAACCATCACGTTGCTGGACACCACCCCTAGGGTCAATGTCCACATTCAACATGTCAGGTGACTCATTCTTACCTAGATTGAAAACGTCGGCACGAAGATTCAAACCACCCGTAAAGTCCTCTATAGCGGCAACAGAAACCATCAGAAACTCATGTAATCCCAACGGCGGCCAGCACCACCACTAGACAAACGGACAGGAGCATACGAATCGGCCTTCATCACATCACGCCTAGCAAACGCAACCGTGTCATTAAACGAACGCTCAAACTCCTGTGCAGGTTGAAACGCTTCCTGCATCTTGTAGATGCGAGACACAGAATAATCAACCAACGCCAAATCAAACGCCTCCACCCCATCAGGAGCAGTACCAGCAGTCACCCAATCCTCAGCCTCACGATAGGCACGCACCTGAAACGTGTAATCCTGTGCGGGAGTAGGGAAGAAATATATTTCTTCACCCCAATAAGCAACAAACATCGGACGACCAGCCGCATCCTGAACACCAAGATAATCCTGCTCAGCCTCATCCAACGAAATCATCGTCAAACGATGATTCGATGGATCAACAACACTAGCAATCTCACGAATGTTGTGAACGCTAAAATCATCAACATCATACTTGCGTTGATCGGCAGTAACCGTCATTTCAAACGACACTTCAAGGAACGGCCAACGCCGTTCCAAATCTATAATACGATTATACCCATCACGAACAAACAGATCCAACAGACCATCAGAAACATCAGCAGTAGAAACCTCTGTTATCTCCCTAGCCTTTGAACGGATATCACTCAGCGTCAGACGTGCCATCAGACATCTCCTTCTTAGACTTGATTAAACCCATAGAACGAGCATGACCAAAACAATAATCCGTGCCCTTGGCCTTACGGCCTGTGCACGTATCTTCATTAGCGGCACACAGATTGCCCCTACCTAGATACGGCGCAGACGGAGCCGCTAGGCGCGCTCCGTCCATGTGGGCTAGACGTGCATCGTTCGCTGGTCTGCCATAAAAAGAATATGCTGGTACTCCACTCATACAATATGCCTTCTCGTTCTAAGCCCTAGACGGAATCAAAGCGTCCATGACTGCATTCCTTCTTAACAGGTCGTCAAAATACTTAGACGTTTCAGGATACAACTCAGCAAATTTTAGTTTTTTCCCACTTAGAATATCCTTCACCACCCATCCATCTTCTTTATCATTCAAATAAAGCATAAATCTTTCCGCAAAATCTTCCACATTTTCATGCGATTTGCTCTTTGAGTAACCAGTAATAAAATCACCAGTAATGTCTAGGGTTTCGCCGCCAGCATTGTAAATAAGCAAATCATTAGAACTGTCAGGGAATCTGTCCTTTATCGAACCTAGTGTCTGATCCTTTTCAATAGCATTTCTATACTCATCTTGTTCAGACATGAAGTCACGTTTATTATCTTCAGAATAAACAAACGGAAGCCAGTCGGTTGCCCCTCGGCCTTGCTGAACACCAGCAAGACCCCTGTCTAGAATATGTCCTGCTTCATGATTGGCAATACTATCCCAGCCACCCGTTCCGTATTTCATAAAATCCTGATTGAAATAGATTGCTTGGTCAGAATCTAAAGCAAATTTGCCAGCACTATCGCCAGTAGCAACCCATCCCGCCGCATCATCGTAGGGTCGAGACAAAAAGTTTAAAACGTCTGGACGAATTGACTCAGGCATCTGAGAAACAGACTTTGAAATATCGTGAATAGGTTTCGGCTTGCCGCTACCAAAATCTTGCAACAAAGTTTGCATGTTCATATCTACAGCAGGAATGTTGTAGGTGCTAGAAGCCGCCGCCATCGCACGAAGAAATTCATTTTGCGGCAACTGCACCTGATGTAAAGCCCAATCCGCAGTAGGATAATATGAAGCATAACCTACAGGGTGCCAACTAGGAGAATTTCGAGACAAAGTAAAAAGAATGTCATCATCACCAAGATTCTGAATTGCTGGATCATTTCTTGTCTCATCGAAAACAGAAAAATCTACTTCTCTAGCACTAGCGTTTAAAGGATAATCTGGTTCAATGAAATCTTTCATTGCACCAGAATCGTAAGCCTTATTGAAGAACCGCATTGATTCTCCACGAGCAGGATTGTTTCGATTTAACTTTGCCTCTACCAACAAGTCCAACATGTTTTCATACATGTTGTCACCAGTAACATAACTGGTTGGAGGGATCAAAGGTGCCATCAGCGCGTAGGCGGCAAGAACCTAAAGTGTTCTCCAACAACAGGCCCACTGGCTCCACGGATAGGAGTACGAGGACGAGGGCGACGAGGAGAAGTACCCTGAGGTTCAGGCATAGTCCACTTCGGAGTGTAAGGCATACCAACCACAGGAGCAGGAATCGGAGTAACACCCTGCGGATAGTAACGTCCAACACCAGTCTGCGTCAACGCCCTAGGATCTAGCCCATCGTTGTGTGCGCTACCACGAGAAGAACCAATGCCGTACCCATCGCTAGATGGGTACATATAAAACTGGGTTTGAGAATCCCACCAATCGTTTGCCGTATTCTTAGCCATGGCAGTATTACCAGCATTGCTAACAGGACGACGAGGACGATTGCGACGAGCAGGACGAGTCGTATTAGGATCACCAGTAGTAGCCCTAGTATTGCGACTAGCCGAACTACCATTACCTAGTTCGATTGCAGATTTCTTTCCACCTTTAGGCATAGTTACTCCTATCTAATTTTCAAATACAAAGTAAAGTGTGTGGTGGGGGCGGGGGTGCACCCCCACCACACAACAATGCTATCAGGCGGTGCGACCCGTCAACTTGCCCTGCTTCGCACGGTTGCGAACAGTCAAGTTGCCGTAGCACATGATGAGCGCATACTGCGCATCAAGGTTCTCTGGGCGGACAAATTCTGTCTGCGAGAACCACTTACCTGAGTGACCAACGAGGGTCAGGTACTTGGAGTTAATGAAGAACATCGTTCCTACTGGAGCGTGCACATCATAAACAACAGGTGCCGACTTGAAGAGAAGGTTTTGGAAACCTGCATCAGCCGTCTTTGCATCCGTGTAACGGAGTTGCGGCTGAAGAAGTGACTCGTACTTCTCAAACAATGCCTGCGTGGTTAGCACCATGTCAGGATGGTCGTTGCCGACCGACACTGAGTTGTATGCGGTTGCCATGTCAGCAAGCGAAAGGGCACCAGCGGTGCCTTCCTCGTATGAACCCCACCAACCGTTACCAGTTGCGGTAGGATCAATACCGCCAACAGCGGTCGTTGCATCAACAAGGTTGCCAAGACCGTTCCAGTCTTTGCCACTGTTACCAGTACCATCTGCAAAGAACATCTGGTTGAAACTTTCACGCATTGACTCTTCTGCCTGCATAATTTTTGCTTCGAGAAGGTTAACGATTGCGGCTTCACCGTTGTTCTTGGCTTCTTCAATACCGCTGATTGCGATAGAAGCGGCGTACTGCCGCCACTCGAACTCTGCGGCGGAGATGCCTTCTTGTGCGGTAAGTGAAATACTGTCGTATCCAGCGTATGAACCGACGGTATCGTTCTGCCCGTAGATCAATGGTTCCACAATCTTTGTGCCACCATCAAGCATACGCACACGACCATTCTCCATGAGATGGTTCGTGAGCGGACGCGCAGTGAAAATGTTGTCCGTCAACTGATCGCGATAATTCGCGAGAGTGGTGGACAGCAATGAATCGAAACTTGAGTTTCCAGCCATTTTAGTCTCCTAACTAAATTGAATAAATTACATGCCGAGTTGTTGCTTGCTGAGCGCCCACGCTTCAGCAACGCTAGAAGGTTTAAACTCGTTAGTAGCAGAAGGACTGTTTGCTCGTGTGCCGCCTTCAACAAATCCAGCGTCACGTTTTGCATCCATCAGAGTCTGCTCTTGCTGTGCTAGAACTTCTGGGGCGTTAGCCCTAGCCGCTCTAAGCCTGTCAAAAGCCAGCATCTTGTATGTTCCTTCTAAGTCCGTAGTGTTGTTTCGCAACGCGACACGGACAACTTCTTTCGGGTCAAAATCTTCGTATGTAGATTGCAGTCTACCAATCTCACTTTGCAACTGTTGGTTAGCACGCTCCTGCTCATACTGTTGAATCCGTTGTTCAGTTTCCCAAATTCGTTTCTCCAAAGGATCATCGAACTCTGGAACCTGCGGTTCGTTCTGTGCATCGGCAACCATCTGATTTGCTGTAGCCACACCATAATGGCGTGTCAACAGGTCAATGGTTTCCTGTGGATTAGTTTCTAACGCTTGTTGTAAAGTTTGGGCGTAGCCCAACTGCTCTCTTTGTGTCGCAAGTTCCTGCGTCTTACGTGTATAATCAGCCTGACGCTGATACCCTTGAATGGCTTCGTCAAACGGAACATCAATATCTGTCCCATCTACCTTAACCTTCACATACTTTCCGTCGAAAGCACTAGGGTCTACATACTCGTAAGATGTAGTATCTTCCGCCACTGCTGGTGCTTCGGTGTCCACTGCTGGACTTTCAACATCAACATTAATATTTTCTTCAGACACGAATGTCTCCAATCTAGAGTCCAAAAAGGTTGCTCATACTATATAGGTTCCCGTTCTAATTATAATGCTGGTGACGGTGGGATGCCCGCCGCCAACATAGCCATCAACTCAGGAGGGATATCCCCTGCGGGAGCCACCTGTGGTTGAGCCATCATGCCAGCCGCCTGATCCATAGGGATCGGCGGCATCGGAGGTTGCTGGCCTTGTGGTTGCATCTCTGCTTGTGGAGGCTCAGTCATAAACATTTCAGGATTCTTCACATTGAAACCATACTGAAGAACGTATGCACCTAGTTTCTGAACGTCCACAACTCCAGCGGAAACAAACGGTGCCATAGCATCAACCATTTGCAAAGCAGATTGGCGACGGAACGCTTCGTTGGACGGCTGAGTTGATCCAGCCGCCACCTCAAAGTCGAAGTCACCGTTTAGATATTCACGATCAAACGTTACCCACATTGGTTCACCGTCTTTAGCCAGAACACGTGCCACCTGTTCACCGCTCATGTATTGGCGTGCAAGCATAAGAACTCTGCGTCCAACTTCGGCAACAGACTTCTCAATGACAGCAAGTTTGTCTGCTGTACGTGCGTTCTGCGCATCTTGAATAAGTGCGGCTTCTGTTGCGGTGCGGCGAATCTCTGATACGCCGCCACGCATAAACTCTGTGACACCTGACACAAGTTCAATATCTGTACGAATAAGTTCAGATTGATTGTAAAACTCTGGAGGGTTAATCAAAGCAGGGAATGGAGCAACCACATCACCGAGAGGGTTATCGCCCTGCACAGGAACCATCACGTTGTCATCATCAGATTCCAACGCAGACCGACCATTAGAATCAAAGTTAGTTTCACGGTACAGATACTTACGTGCGTACCGTTTACGGTGATTCATCATCTGGGTACGAGTTTCGTTCAACTCTCGCTGTAGCGGCTCGATAGCCTCCAACTCGCCAATAGGATAAAACTGGTCTGGCACATCATAGTTGCGTAGCATCACAAACGGATGACCAAACGAATACGGTTGCTTCTTCGGTTTAATCAGGAAGCCATCACCTGAATCACAGAACACGCTAACCGTGTTGTTCTTCAAATCATAAAACTCGTAAACATCGGCGTAGCCTTCATCCTTGTCATAGATTTTGCGTGACGACGGATCATCAGTATACTTAGCGTAACTAACTGCACCCACGTCCTTGCGTACGCTAGCCGCATAACGCTTGTCTGTTTTAACATCATTCACTGTGCGACGTACACGGTGAGCAATCCACTTAGCGTCGTGCATCGACGTAGCATCTGGATCAATAAACACGTCGAACGGTGAAACACGTTCGACAAACGGCTCGTCCTGCAACACAATTAGAGTTGTGGATGTTACATTATCTTCAACGTTCGGGTCAGAAATATCTTCGTGTTCTCCAACACGTTCTTCTTCAACGTAACGGTAGCCAACCTTCAGCCATCCGTGACCGACAATCAAGAAGTCTTTAACTGCCCGACGGAACTGATCTTTGAAGTCACGGTGCCGCCACCAATAGTTTGTTACTGCTTCAGCAATCACGGCGTTAGCCGCATTCTCAGGATTGACAGCATTAACAGCAATCTTAGGATAGTTCACAGCAATCGAAGGTGCAATAACGTTAATTGTTGAGAACGCAAGGTTCACAAGCACACGATCTTCGTCGGTGAAATATTCGTAGTGTCGTCCACGATACAAGTCAACCAAACGTTTCCAAGTGTCATCGTAATGTTCCTCCCGTCGCCAACGACGGGAGGTTGTCATCTTCTTACGATACTTTGCAAGCAACTCATTATTAGATGGACGAGCCATATCAGGACTTCACCCACACCTGAGCAACACGACCCAGCCAGTTCCACACAGCAACTAAACCAGCAATACCAGCCGCCTTAAAAAACGAGATATCCGTTACAGCCGCAGTAATCGGTGCCGCAGTAGCACCAGCCACAAACGTTGCTACCGCCTTGTCAAACGCTTCACGATAATTCATTTTGTCTCCTTATCTAGATGCCACTCAATGTGATGATCTAGCCTACTGTCAATGCCATCAACCTTGACATCTATCTGTTCCAACAACTCCCTGTTACTGTTGTGGTCACGATTATTTTCTTTCCTAGTTTTTTCTAGCAACGTAACAATAACACCGCTAGGTGCTAGGATCGCTAGGATAACCGCAACAACATTAGACATATCAGATCACTTGTTCCCCACATATTCTATGTCGCGACCCTGAGCAATAGCATCGCCAATGATTTCACGCTCACGTTCCTTGAACGTGGCACCATGAAACGTTTCCTGACCATGAGTGAAACCGAACCTGATGCCTTTAACATGGCAACCAAAACAAATAGCACCCCGACGTGGAACCACATCGAACGTAAAAACCTTGCCGCATTGTTCACATTTGAGACTACCCATACTAAAGTGCGCCCCGTTCTAACCTAAATGATTTGAATTTCTAGTATTGTACGCACCTAGAGGAGTTTTTGCGGGAGATTCCTCCCGTAAAAGAAACTGTTCCCACCAAACCAAACTATTCGTAGGAACAGGAGCACCCGCATCATACTCAGGAAGCCACACAAACTTTAACATCTGATTAGCAATAGCCAACGAAATCACACGGTCATCGTGTGGAGAACCAGCCATCTTCCCGTTCGACTTGCGAACAAACGTTCGCAACTCACCAATGGTATTAGAACAAAACAAACCAATATTTTCTGTCCTAATGACAGCGGCCAACTCGTCAATCATCAACGGCTTTGTGGACGCTGTGGTTCTCCAACCCAAAATATCTGTCTGCTTGGCGCGCACCTGTGCGAGCCTGCGCTGTTTATAGATATTATGGTAACCAGTACCTTGCAACGCCTTCAGCGTTGTAAGACCATGGTTGTTATTCTCTACACCCACAAGAGCGTTATTGTACCACCAGCCCATATATCCCAATAGTATGCCAAACAAATCTGGAGCAATGTGTCCATGCCAATGAGCAACCACATTCCCAGTTGTAGCATCAATCACATGGGCAGAACTATAGTCACCGTACGATAAACCTTCGGCAACGTCAGCACCAATCACATACACGCCTTCATGTTCTGGTTCAACCCAAACCTTAAAAGAGCCGTCCCGATGCGGTTTCAAATAAGTAGGACTTTCAGTATCAAACACCAGATCCCCAACAGTGGGATCAACAGTAATAAAACTTTCTAGGATGTCTACATCAAATACGGGGTTACCTGATTTGATGAACGCTTCCTCAGGTGACCTAGGGTACTCTTGGTGCAACTGCCACAACGGAGTGTTGCGTGC